TGATGAAGAAGTTGAAGAAGCAAGAACAACTCCAAAATCAGCATCAGAAACAATGCGTGAATACGTAGAAAAAATTGCAGATCCATCAAACCAAGAAGGCGCAGACAACAAAAAATCAACAGTTGCTGGCAAGAATGACATGGGCGGAACAGCATCAAATATGAATCAAGGCCAAGATGGTAATCATCCAGAAGCCGGTGCAGGTTCAACTGTACAAGGTTCAGCACTAAGTGATACAAGTGCAAAAGAAGATAACGCAGGGAATGTAAACGTTCCAGGCGGTAAGGCTTCAAAATCAATGAAGTCGCAACCTGGCCACGGCGCTGAGAAAAAGGGCAAGCCAGAGAACGCTGCTAATAAAAAGTCAATGACTGGCAGCTAAGATAGGACTGAAGATGTTAAACTTAACTGAAACATTATCCTTCGACCAAGCTAGAATGGTCGTTGAGTCTGCTGATAACGCTTCGGGTGGAAAGGACCTTCATATGAAGGGAATTTTCATTCAAGGTGGTGTTAAAAACGCTAACCAGCGTGTTTATCCGGTAGAAGAAATTGGCAGGGCTGTCACCACGCTCAATGAGCAGATAGCTGAAGGATATTCGGTTTGTGGTGAAGTAGATCATCCAGAAGGACTTAATATTAACTTAGACCGAGTGAGTCATCTAATCACAGATATGTGGATGGACGGAGCAAACGGTTTTGGTAAATTAAAAATACTACCAACACCAATGGGAAACCTAGTTAAAACAATGCTTGAAAGCGGAGTTAAACTAGGAGTTTCATCTAGAGGTAGCGGAGAAGTTGACGGCTCAGGCAATGTCAATGGATTTGAAATAATCACCGTGGACGTTGTGGCTCAGCCCAGCGCCCCCGGTGCATATCCTACACCAATTTACGAGCATTTAATGAACGAAAGAGGCGGGTATAAGGCATTTTTAACTTCGAAAGAAGTAACAGGCGACCCAAAGGCACAAAAATATATTGCAGAGAGCTTATTAAACATAATAAGCAGGCTCCAATAAAGGAGAAATTAATGGAAGCACTTAAATCCCTATTAGAGAGCGATGCAATTTCAGAAGCAATGAAAACAGAAATTGAAGAAGCATGGAACAAAAAGATCGATGAAAATCGTCTTTCCGTTACTTCTGAACTTCGTGAAGAGTTTGCAACAAAATATGAGCACGATAAAGGTGTTATGATTGAAGCAATCGATTCTTTGATGACTGAAAAGTTAGCAGAGGAAATGAAGGAGTTTGCCGAAGACCGTAAACAACTAGCTGAACAAAAAGCTAAGTATGCGGTAGCAATGAAAGAAAATGCAAATCTTATGAGTAGATTTGTATCGGAAACATTGGTAAAAGAAGTAAACGAATTACACGAAGACCAGAAAGCAATGGCTAATAAGTTCACTGTGCTTGAAGAATTTGTTGTCGAACAACTAGCTAAAGAAATTGCAGAGTTTGATGAGGACAAAAAAGATCTTGCTGAAACAAAAGTACGTCTAGTACGTGAAGGCAAAGCTCACTTCGAAAAGGTCCGTAAAGACTTTATCGAAAGAAGTGCAAATGCAATATCTGAAACTGTTGACCGCGGCTTACGCAGCGAAATCAAACAGTTAAAAGAAGATATTGACTCAGCACGTAAAAACGATTTTGGTCGTAAAATATTTGAAGCATTTGCTAACGAATATATGGGTTCACACCTAAATGAAAGATCAGAAACTAAAAAACTACTTAAAGTTGTAGACACTAAAAATCAACAAGTTGTAGAAGCAAAAGAACTAGCACTAAAAGCTAAAGCAATTGCAGAAGCAAAAGACGCACAAGTAAAGCGTTTAGTTGAGTCTAATCAGCGTAAAGAAGTATTAAACGAACTTACTGGACCACTTAACACGGCCCAGAAAGAAATCATGGCAGATTTACTGGAATCAGTTCAAACAGCTAAACTACGTTCAGCGTTTAACAAGTATCTACCGTCAGTTATTGACAGTAAAGCTCCAGCGAAGCAGAAGGCAACACTTAAAGAAGGCAAAGAAATTACAGGCAACAAAACAAACAGTTCTATCGAGTCAAGCGAATCAACACACAATGTAGTTGATATCAAACGCTTGGCCGGATTATAAGGAGATAAATATGTCAGAACTACTAACAGGTCGCTGGCAGGAGACAAAAGGTGCCTTAGTCGAAGGCCTTACAGGCAACAAAAAAGCAGTTATGGAAACAACTCTTGAAAATACTCGCAAGTATTTGTCAGAATCCGCAACTGCAGGTGCAACTTCTGCTGGTAACGTAGCAACCCTAAACCGTGTGATCCTTCCAGTGATCAGACGTGTTATGCCAACCGTTATCGCTAACGAACTAGTCGGCGTACAGCCAATGACTGGTCCAGTTGGTCAAATTCATACACTACGTGTACGTTATGCTGATGCTTTCAATAGTTCAAGCGGAACAGACACAGCAGCTGGCGAT